GCTTCAATGTCCTTTAGTGTAGCATCGCGCAGGCACTGATGGATCATGGTTCCTATCATTTCCCAGTGGGCGATTTCGTCTGTACCCACAACTTGGATATGATTATCCCATCTCTGCAGCAGTTCAGGGGAAGGTGTGGGTATCTTATGGTAAAGGTCGAGAACGAAGTTATCGCACAGGCCGGACCAGCGCCCACCCTTGTCTCTTGTATATACTACCTTTGAAAGCACTTCCTTGAGCATATCGTTCTTAGCCCTGGCAGAGCTTAGGCTGGAGTAGGTCTCCACTACGGTGCGTATCTTCGGGACCTCATTGCGAATAGCTTCGTTGTAGGTCTCTTTTAATATTATCTTATCTCCCAGTGTCTTTACATCTTCACGCAGAGCAGTTATCTGAGCATCGATGTCTGCCCGGCGCTCACGGAATTCCGCCTCAGAGTATATGCCGCGCTCAAGAAAACCGAAGAGATTCTTGCGCTGCTTCTCCAGCTCGGTGATTTCCGCATTTAAGATGCTTATGGCGGCCTGCTCTTCATCGGTGGCCGCAGGCTTAGCGCTTTCGTATTTGATGGCGTTGTTCTTTAGCCAGAAAGCCAGCGCCTCGATTATGCGCTCCTCTACCAGGTGCAGCGCAGCGCTGACGTTATCGCAGGCATTGCAGGAGCAGATAAGGGAGGGAGGCTGTTCACGGTTGCTATATGGACGCCTGACCATCTTGCGGCCGCACTTGCCACATACCATAAGGCCGGCAAGGGGATTCTGCATTTCGCGGTTGCCGGGAACGGTGGCGGGGCGATTGTCAGCTATAATGGATTGAGCGGCATTCCATGTATCTTCATCTACGAGCGGTACGTGCCGGCCATCTACAAGCAGCCAGGAATCTTCCGGGCTGTGCGGGCGGGCAACGGTCTTTTTACCGTCCTTAAACTGCGTTACTCCCTTGCGCCAGTTCCAACGTATCTTACCAATGTATACCGGATTTTTTATCATATCCCGTATGGTGGCCGTTACCCAGGCGCCGCCCTTGCGGGTTGGGGCGTGCATATCGTTCAGCTTGCGAGCGATCTTGGATATTCCAATTCGCTCAAGTTCGCCATTTTCATTTATGCAGCCGTGGACGTACCAACTGAATATGCTGCGCACGATATCGGATTCGGCGGGGTTCGGGGCAAGGGTAAAGGATTTGTCGTCCTTGACCTTATCGTAGCCATAGGGAGGGCGAGAGCCTATATAATTGCCTTCCTTTACGGAGGCTATGCGTCCGGCGTTCATGCGGCGGGCTATGGTTTTATATTCCCTGCGGCTCATGAACAGGGAGAATTCCACATACTCTTCGTCAAATTCGTTATTGGGGTCGTAGGTTTTGGTGGGTGTGATTATCTTGGTGCCTGAATACTTGATGGTGTTCATCACTATGCCTTGGTCGATGGTATCGCCGCGGGCTAATCGCTCTATCTCCATCACAAGTACGCCCTCCCACATGCCGGCCTGCACGTCAGACAGCATACGCTGGGCTTCAGCTCGCGCGGCGAGTGATTCGCCGGATACTACCTCCTGGTATATCTCACCTATCTCCAGATCCCGCCGCTGTGCCAGCTCGGTAAGGATACGCTTATGCCTGGCGAGAGTCTCACCTTCGCCTCTGGCCTCGGCCTCCATATCGGCACGGGATTTTCTTAAATAAATGCAGTACACAAAAATCACCTCAAATGCTTATAAACTATAAGCAAGCTAACCAATGATAGATGCAATCGCTTTACTATTCATCAATTTCAATAGAAGCTTTCTTATGCTCTTTTTCTATCTGTTTTATGCTTTTTTCTGGGGTGGGCAAATCTTCGGGCATGGTACCGCCTAATTCGGCAATGGTTTCACGAACCTTTTTACCAACTTCATAGTGCGTTTGATTGGCGGCGGCTTTTCCCTGTATGCTATCGCGACGCAGTTTCTCTTCCGTTTGTGTGGCACGGAAGAGATTGGCAGCAAGTTCGGTGCTGCCCATGTGGTCAAGTATCTTCTGGCTTTTCTTTAGTCCCTTTTTGGCATGAATTTCTTTAACCCCTAAACCGCCATACAGACCTTGATAACCTTTGTTTTGAAATACTGCATAATCCCGCTTTTCTATGACACCCGCATCGTGAGCGGCTTCGGCCAGTGAGGTATTATGCTGTTTCATTTCATAGCGAATAGCCAACCTCTTTTGCTCTTCTGTAAGTTCATCATAGCGGTCTATAAGTTCTTGCTGGCGTGCCTTTACGGCGAAATAGGTTTGGCCAACGGCAATGACCTCTTTCCGCGGATCCCCATTCATTACGATTAAATAACAGGCATATCGGGAAAGCTTATAGTCTTTAATCTCTCGTTGGGCGTTTTTTCCGAATTTTATTATGCTGGTGATCTCACCAAAGTTATTGACAATTTCATTTTTGCTGTTCTCACATGCTTCCATAGCTTTAAAAATAGCATTTTCAAAATTTCGCCAATCTAAGTATTCAAGAATTTTAGCAAGTTCACGCGCGTACCAGAACTCTTGACCGTTATCATCTATGTGCTTAATCCTTTCAAAGGTTTGTTCGTTATATTTCTCTAATTGCTGATTATCCATAAAAAACCCTCCAAACAGTATTCTGAAATTGTAAACCGCATACCGCCGCCCTTGGTGTACCAACGCCGGGGGGATTCTTTTATAATTCGAAGTCGTTCTCGTATTCGCGGCCTTCGTCTCTTGCTGTCCATCCATCATCATAACCGGCATGGTGACCATCCACATAACCGGAATCATAAAACCGCCTTTTAGCTTCTTCGTATCCCTCTTCGTATCCTTCGTCATAGCCGTCACTATAGCCAGACGTGATTTCCCGTCGGGCAGCATCATAACCTTCCCAGTATCCCTCGTAATAAGCCGATTGCTTTTCCTGCCGTTCCTCGGCCTGCTTAATCATCGATTCTTCTCCCGGACCCATACAACCCATAGCCGACAAAGCAACTATTACAACAATAAAAACAATCCGCTTCATATCACCGCTCCTTCAAGGCTACAACAACGGAATATACATAAAATAAAAATAATATGTAAAAGAGCAAGGACACTAAGGTGAAAGGAGCTTTCGCTACCTCAATGAGAGCAAAAATCCACGCAGCGCCTTCAATTATAAAACCAAAGAACGGTATAAATAAAATAGCGAGGAACAAGATGGTATTAAGCCATATTGGCCATCCCGCATAAATCCGTCCAAACAGTATCGGTATAAGCATAAAGATGATTTTTAAAACCTGTCCCATAATATCCTCCCATGTCAATGTCGATTTATAAACCCAGAACCGACATTCGCGGCCTATAGCCAGCCCGCCTGTCGGTCAGACAAATCTAATACACGTTTTGTGCAACATCATCGAGCACAATCCCTATTACGGTACTTTTGAACAAATTCCCCCTTTCTTTTTATTCTGTATATGTTATTATTGAGAAAAAGAACAAGTGTTCGGAGGTAAGCAATGGACATAATAGACAGGATATTGGAAATTTGCGCTACAAACAGGGAAGTAGACAAACTACTCATGATTTTTGCGGTAAATCTCGATTGCTGTTTCGAGCGCGACACTAATGCTGTTCAATAACTCCGGAGTGAGCTGCTCTCCCGGTTTTAAATAACCGGCCTCAACGAGAATGCTTTCTAATTTTGAGATAACGCTGTCGCGAGTAGGCTTTGCGTCTGGATCATACGGGACTAATCCCATAAGCACAACAGGAGTTGTATTCAACGCTCGCGCAAGAGACACCAATTTATCACGCCGCATATTTTTTATATAGCCACTTTCCCACCTCATAACAGTGGCACGAGATACACCGACTTCGTTGGCAACATCTTCTAAAGACTTGCCAGCATCGGTTCGCAGTTTCTTAATTAATTCATTGATTTCCATATACCATTCTCCTCTAAGAATACAATAACACAACTGATGCAAAATAGCAACATAAATGTTGCAAAAAGGTGTTGACAATGAGCGATATAAATGGTACTATGATGTTGCATAAAGGCAACAAGAAAAAACGGAGGCGAAAACAGATGTTTAACGATACGGCGTTTTGCGATTATTGCAGACATCGCGGATTCAAATTGTGCGCTGTTGCAAAGGCCATGGGCATGGAGGCCTCGACGCTCTACAGAAAGCGTAAGGGCAACTTGGAATTTACAATAAACGAAATACAGAGATTCTTCCATTTCAGCGGGGAATCGATTGAGAACCCTGAAATGGTTAGAATTTTTTTTGCTTCAAACGTTGCATAAATGCAACATGTGTTTACCTCAACGATTACACCATGTACGTGGTGGAGGACATAACTGGAACTCATACAGACCCATACCATTACAAGCTGTTTTTCCACACCGAGATTTTACCGGATACAGAGGTGAGACCATAAGATGCGACTTTTTACCAAAGAAGAAATGCTTAATTTCCTCAGGCAACTGAAAATGGGCGTAGAAAATGGCAGTTATATTCTCAATCCCTGGTACGGCGAAAATGACCCCGGCTATCCGAAACAAAACAAAGAAGCAATGCTACTGGAACTGGAAATGGCTATTAAAACCACGGAATACATGTTTAAAGAAAACGGAACGCAATAGACAGGTACAAGCACCGGCGGCATAAGCATTTAACGGAGGTGAAGAACATGGCAATCGTGAGGACATACAAAATAGGCAACACCACCATAGTTGACCACGATGACGATCTGCTCACTCCGGAGAAGGCTGCCGAGGCTCTGCGCCGTGTAGGCCGAATTGCTGCACAGGACGAGGCCCGTAAAACCATGCAGCGGCGCAATGCGGGGGAGCTCGCAAGCGCCCGGGCTCCGTTGACGTAACACAGCCGAAAGGATAAGGCGAGGGGCGGCACAAAACAGCCTGCGCCGCCGGGCTGATGGGCGCGGGCAAATTCTTCCTTACCTCCTGTTTTTAGATCAATACCGCAAACTGCACATAACGCCGCCCCTTACCTTCTCCTTTCGACTCGGAGGTGATCCATATGACCTGATAAAGAATAACCACAAGCACGTTAGCGGTCTCGGCTGGGCGAGCATAAATAGGATTCAGGCCCAGTGCGTCCGGGAAGGAGGGCATTTGCCGATGGCCCAAGCTCCCGGGGTATCAGACAGAACAGGAGGACAAGCCCATGCTGTTGGTACGCGATGTAATATCACGTATAACCCTGATGAACTCCCAGCGGGTGCGGCTGTATGAGTCCCCCTTCGGGCGCATGGTACTGGACCTTGCCCCGGGGGAGAACACCGCCCGCCGGCGGAACGATACCGTAGGCCCGCTGCTGGATGCGGAGGTAATCGGTATCGAAGGCAACAGCAGCAGTATCAACCTGTATGTAAGGACGGAACACATCAGCAAAAAGGCGGGGAGGAAACGCATATGACCCTTGAATTGGCAATGGAATATCTGAAAGTGGCTCTGCTGCTGGCGGCATACCCCATGGGCATGTGCCTGATGTTCTGCGCCTTTGAATTTTTAAGCGAACATTCCCGTGGCTTTCGGTGCTTCCTGCGCTGGATCGCCAGGGTGATGAATATATGAAAAAAGAGGGCTGCAACATGGAAGAAAAACCCAATATAGCCGGCGGCGAGACCGGCATATGCCGCTTTTGCGGGCAGATGGTGAATGTACAGTGGCTGCGCGGCTTCGAAAACCATAAGGACAGGGATGCTGATTATTTGGCCTCACGGTTCTGTGGTTGCCTGGACAGCAAGAAGTATGCGGAAGCTGAACAGCGGCGGGAGGATGCGGCGGCAATGCGGAAGATAACGCTTGAAAACGCGCGAGAGATAATTGACGCGCTGTTTGGGCCGCCGGCGAAAGAGTCAGGGCTTGCGGTGATGAATGAAAATGTGCGCGATTATGTGTACGAGGCGGCTGCACTGGTATATGACGGCGATGCGAACCACATAACCGTGGATGACAGCGACGGCATAACCGCCAAGATAAAGCTCACCAGCAAGGGGCAGCTCCGGATAACCCGGAGCCAGAACTTTAACGTGAGCCAAGAAACTTAAAGTGAAATAAAGGAGGTAAGGCATATGAACGCTATACAGGAAGCGATCATCAAAATTAACACCGAGATGCAGGCAAAGCCCGACGACCTGTACCTTGAAGCAATAGGGCAGCATGTTATAGACCGCTGCGGCAACGTAGCGGCGGCAGAAGCGGTGCTCAAAAAAGACAGGACCCTCAAGGACGCTATGGACAAGGTAATGGAGACTGCCAAAGCGCGCAAGCAGGGCAGTGTTGCCGTAATGCGAGATGATGAGGTGTATGCCATTGTGGACAGGTATTTCGGCATAGACAGCATGGAGCCCGTCATCCCGCTACCGGCTTCGGAGCTGCAGAGCCGTAAGATAGTCAACGTAGATTTCGGCGACTTCTTCTAAAGGAGAAGCCATGCTCAAGATACCAAAGCAAATCAGGAAGATGCCGTGGCCAGAGCCATATGAAAACAAGAATGCGCTGTTAAACGTGCGCGTCATCGTTAATACGCCGGTTGTGGATCATGAAAGGCTGCTGGTGGTGACGCTGCAGCGGAATATCGAGCAGCGGTGCTGGCGGCAGATAAAGGAAGAAATGGTGCGGATGGTCTGCTCTAAGAAGCGGCAGGACTGCGTGGCATATATGAAAATATCCGGCCGTCCCGTCCGCTCGGCGGCAATACGGGAGAACACCGCAATAAACCTGACAACCTGCTATCCCGATATATCTGAGCGGGAGGAAAAGCTGCTGGCCTCGTGGCTGGGCGACAAAGTGACGCAGAATCATTATCTCGATAACCTCGATACATGGATCAGGAAGACCGAGGCTGCAGCGAAGCAGCGGGATATGGAAATGCGTGGCGAACTGCTTGACTGCGACTGGCAGCTTTGTCCGGAAGAACTGCCGGAAGGCTTTATACGCTGGGTGCGCCGGGAGGTCATAGACCGGGACAACACCATCATATATAAGCGTGGCAATACCAGGGGCCTGTGTTATTCCTGCGGCAGAGAGGTAAGAGGAAAGTTCACTCAATACTACCTTACTACATGCCCCAGCTGCGGGGCGAAGGTGGACTGCTTCCTGAAGGACGGGGCGGCGTGGAGGGCCGAATTTGTGGATAATGTTGCGGCGGCTCAACTCGGCGCGGACGGAAGGACTACATTTATAAGGTTGTGGCATTTAAAGCGTGACCCTTCCGCACGATATGAGAGCCCGGAGGAATGGCTTCAGGAGGTGGCACGGTACGCTATCCGTGAGCGGCACACCGCCAAATGGCAGCACGAATATAAGGAAAACTTCTATATGCAGGCCATACGCTTGCCGTTGGGAGAATGGAAACGGTACAGAAATGTATCCGACATATACGATGGCCGTTATAAATTCTACGACGCGAGCCTGCCTGCGGCGGTTGCGGGAACGCATCTCCAGTACGCCACGCCGGAACTGTATTACGAAGCGGGGGACGCCGCCGGGCTGGGCGTGAACATCATTAAGTATTTATTGGACTGGGCCCGCTACCCTGTAATGGAATATCTCATAAAGCGGCGGTTTTACTGGCTGGTAGTTGAAAAGGTAAACGGGGTGAGAAACGGCGAAAGGGATCTGATACGCTGGAAGCGCAATAAGCTCGGCGAATGCTTCCACTTCCCGCTGCGCCTGCTTCAGCTGATGCAGCCGGGGGAATGGCACATGACGGATATAGGCCGGGCGGGCGTCCTGTGGCGGCTGTGCCAAAATGGCACGGTCGCGGAGCGGGACATATCTGAGATGCTGAATCTCGACATTGACTATGCGGCTATATCCCCCGCAACAAAATATGCCACGCTGCACCGCATATTGAAATACCTTGCGGAGCAGACCGAGGCGGTGCAGCACGGCCTTGAGCGGCTGTATATGGACTACATAGGCGAGTGCGAGCAGCTGCGCATGGACCTCTACAGCGAGCAGGTGATGTTTCCCCGCGACCTGCGGGCATCCCACGCCGCCGCGGCGATGCAGATGCGGTATGAGAAAGATAGGATCGCGCAGGAACAATTTGCCCATGCCGTGGAGAAGCTGCAAAAATTTGTCTGGGAGAGCGGCGGATACACCATACGCCCGGCGGCCTCCCAAGAGGAATTAATAGCCGAGGGGCAGGCACTGCACCACTGCGTGGGCGGCTATGCCCTGCGCATGGCGGAGGGCAAAACCGCGATATTTTTCATCCGGCTGGCGGAGGAACCTGACAGGCCCTATTATACCTTGGAGCTGCAGGGCAAAAAACTCATACAGTGCCGGACGAAAAACAACGCGCCTTATACAGAGGATGCGGGTATCGAAGCCTTTGTGAACAGTTGGCTTACCGAAGTGGTAGCCAAGGGCGGGGTAAAGAAGAAAAAAGATAGCGTAAGGAGGGCATGATGGAAGAAACAAAAGAGATCATCGACGTTGAATATGAGGAACTGCTCTCGGATATGCCGCGGGACATCAATACCATAACCACGGAAATACTGCTGTACAAAAACCAGGCGGGCGAGGCCATCCTCGAGATAGGCAAGCGGCTAATAGAGGTCAAGGCCCAGCTGGATCACGGCGAATGGCTGGACTACCTTAAGGAGCGTGTGGACGTATCCGTGCGCACCGCCCAGACCATGATGCAGCTCGCCAAAGAGTATTCCTCAAATGCGCAGACGTTTGCGCTTTTGGGTTCGCAAAAAGCTTTGAAACTGCTGACTTTACCTGCTGCCGAGCGCGAGGAATTTGTAGCTCAAAATGACGTTGCGGATATGTCGGTCCGCCAGCTGGACGAGGCCATAAAAGCGCAGAAGGCGGCGGAGAAGGAGCGGGACTACTGGGAGAACGAGGCCAAGACAGCCAGGCAGGAGATGGAAGAACAGCTCAGCGAGCAGCAGTGCGTATACGATACCGATATGGCTAAAGCTCAGCAGGAGCTTCACGACGCGGCCGCCAGGGCGGAAAACGCGCTTACGGTGGTGGCGGAGCTTAAGGGCAAACTGCGGGAGCTGGAGGACAAGCCGCGGAGCGCGGACCCGAAGGAGCTGGAAGCGGCCCGGAAGGAGGGGGCGGATAAGGCCCGTGAGGCGGAAGCAAAGAAACTCAGGAAGCAGATAGAAGAAGCGGAGGCCAAGGCGAAGCAGGCCGCCGAAGAAAAGATGGAGGCTATAAGGAAGGCGGAAGCGGAAAGAGCGGCATACGAGCAGACGACCCAGATAGCGGAGCAGGAACGGGCCGCGCTTACCAAGCAGACGGAAGAGTTGAGGCGCCGGCTGGCGATGGCAAACTCGGATATGGCGGTGTTCAAGGTGCATTTTGAGAGTATGCAGGACAGCGCTAACAAAATGCTGGAGTGCATAGCGAGGGCGGAGGATTCCGGCGCATCCGAAATAGCGGGAAAGATGCGGGCGGCGGCGCGAAGCTGCTGCCAGGCGGTAATAGCGGGAACGGAGGTGTAGGCCATGCCAATAGTGATAAAGACCCAAATGCGCCGTATCCCAAAGAACTGCCGGGAGTGTCCCTTCTATATAAATAGTATGGACAGCCAATGCGACAAGGCGCTGTGCAGGGCGAAGGGCGGATGGACACCCGGGAAGCGGATTGGTGTGTACGGAGGAAGGCCAAGCTGGTGTCCGCTGCGCACAACGGCTGAGGAGGGAGCGCGGTATGGCGCGCAAGAAAAAAACGCTTATCACATATGAGGTATTCATTCGCAGATCGGGAAAAGAGACGGTACTGCTGACCACAACTGACAAGAAAGCGGCGGAGAAGGCGTACAGACAGAACCGCGGCGATTGCCGCGTCAGGGTAGATGGGCGGGAGTTGCCCATACTGGAAGCGGATAAATTCATGGAGTGCGGCGGGCGCGCCGGGGTGGAGCAAATATTCATTTTCCGCAGTCCCAAAAAACAAGAGAATATGCACAGTTTAAAGCCTGCCCGGTGAATCGGGCAGGCATACCAATAGGCGGCGGACAAGTTCTTTTCGGGCTTGTAATGAGTAGTAAGAAACCGAGCATGACCTTTTGCCGGGTACGGCATTACCCGGTTCTCCTTTACAGGGTGGCGGCAACTGCATTAGGGTTAGACCCTGAGCAAAGTACCGTCCCCGGCAAAGGGCCATAGCAGCATCGCCCGATTGCGTGAAGCGTTGTCAAGGGACCGTGGAATAAATGCCAGCCCGCAGGTTGGCTTTTATGCCGCGAAAGCCCTTGACACAAGCGAGCGCCATTATGCTATTGCCAGCCCGCGCCCACTATGTGGGCCGGGGTTGTCAGCCCCTAAATGCCGATGTTGGATAAACAGGAGGTATCGAGCTATGGGAAAAGGACGGAAAACGAAGTGGATCATAACAGACCCGGACTTTTATGATGCAGAACAGAGTACGCCAGGCAGCACCCCGAAGCTGTCAGGTTATCGCGTGAAGGAGATTCGCAGCGGCAATATATTGGAGCTGGAGGTATACCCATATTGGGATACACGGCCCAAGTGCGGGGTTAAGGCATCCAGGCTCAAGGAAAGCCGGGCGGCACAGAAGAGATATAACGAGCGCAACAGCCGCAAACGCTTCGTGCGGCTCGTCAATGAAAATTTCGGCCCCGGAACTGCAGGCGGCCTGCATGTAACGTTGACATATGAAAGTAGGAACGGTCGCTTGCCTGTCATGGAAGAGATACAGCGGGACGCACGGAATTACATAGCCAGATGGCAGCGGCGCAGGAAAAAGGCAGGGCTGGCCTCCGGCAAGTACATGATAGTCGCGGAAGAGGGCACGGAAAACACTAAGCGCCTTCATCTGCACGTCATCCTTGAAAGCGGCATAGACCGCGACACCTGTGAAAGCCTGTGGCACTTCGGCTATGCCAACGCGGATCGCCTTCAGCCCAACGAATACGGCCTTGAGGCTATGGGACAGTATCTCTCGAAGAATCCCAAGGGGCGGCGCAGATGGTGGGGCTCCAAGAATCTCAAGCAACCCACTGTCAAGGTATATGACCACAAGGTGACCCGCAGTACGGTAAGGGCGATACAGCATGACAAATATGCAGCCCGGGAGCTGCTGAAGGCTTACCCCGGATATTTCCTGTACGATCCAGAGCAGGATGTACGCGTCAGGACAAACAGCTTTGTCAGCGGCGCGTATATAAGCATAATGCTGGCGAGAGACCAGAGAAACGACGAAACTAAAGGGAGGGTGAAAAGATGAGCGAATACACCGAGAGACTGAACCGGGCGGGAGTGCCCGTGTACCGCCCGCGGGAAAAGGCTGTGGGTAGGGAAGAGCAGCACCAGGAGGCGCTTACCAACTGGGCACGCATGATGCGTGGGCGGCATCCTGAGCTGGAGCTGTATCACCATATACCCAACGGCGGCCCGCGCAGCAAGGGCGCCGCGGCGAAGCTGAAGGGGCAGGGCGTCCGCGCCGGCGTTCCTGATGTTTTTATTCCGGTGGCCAGGGGCGGCTATCATGGCCTGTACCTTGAGCTAAAGGTAGGCGACGGCTCGGTCGAAGCTGAACAGAATGAGTTTATGGCAGCTGCGGCAAAGCAAGGGTACTACTGCTGTGTCTGCTACGGCTGGCCCTGCGCGGCGGCGGTGATAGAGAAATATCTTGATGGGGATATCAGAATGGACGGAAGCAGAGAAAAGGGGGCAGAGCCATGATAAAGACCCATTACCGCGATTATGCCACCGAAGCTTTTCGCCTTCTGGCACTGGAGGGAAGCGCAGAGAAGTACCGAAGCAGGATATGGAACCAGGCCATAGAGGATATTTCAAATAGCGAGAGCCGCAGTGGAAGCGTATCTGCTCCTACAGAGGCAGCCATTATGCGCGCGCAAAAAGCGCTTGACGATGCCAGGGCAACCATACTCGACCTGGAATCGGCGGAGTTTGCTCTTGAGACTCTGGAGAAAATGAGGGGCAGGGTAGCCATAAAGGCAGTGAAGGCAGTGTATATGATAACCCCTGATCGGCCTGTAGGGCGGGGAGAGATACACCAGCGGGTTGAAATCGCCAGCACTGAGCTGTCTGCCGACCCCCGGACTATCTACCGCTGGCTTTCCCTTGCACGGAACCTCTTCGCGGAGCATAGAGGGCTCAGAACATAAATTTCGCCGAAACGTGTCAGTAGTGCAGCCAAAATCTGTGGTATACTATGTATAGTCCCAAGAGGTGGGAACAGAAGAGCTGATGAATAATCGGCTCTATTTTTATACAAAAAACGGAGTTAGCTATGCAGTATACTATGGTTTGGACACAAACTCCCAAGACCTGAAAGGAATGCAAGGAGTGGGACGCTCACAAAAGAAACTGTAAAAATAAAATCTGTAAGTATAAGGCGAGGAAGTGAGTGACATCACCCCCCCTTTATCGTGTGACCAAAAAGGAAGGACGGGCGAAAAGGTGTACAGATGCGATAAATGCAGGGCGGTGTTCGCGGCGCCTTGGGAGGGTACGGACCCTCTCATATCGGACGAAACCCTGACGGGCTGCCCGGAGTGCGGACATCTCGAGTACCACGAGATAAACATATGCCCCTTATGCGGTAAGGAGGAGCCGGGCAGGTTGCCCATGTGCCGGGAGTGCGCCATAAACGAAATTGAGCGCATGGAGAAAGAGGCGAAAACTTTCGGCAGGCCCGGACGTACCTCACTACTCAAACTACTGCGGGAGGCAATAGATGGATAACGTATACAAGCGCATGTCCGCAGTTATGGAGGAGATACCGTACCTCCGGCGGGATAGCGATCAGGGCGAGTACTGGATACTGACGGACGAGAGTGCCACCAGCGCCGTAAGAGCAGCACTCATCAAATATGGATTGCTTTTGTACCCCATCACTATCCACCGGGAGCATGGAGTATATGCTGACGTGGATATAACCTACAGGGTACAGAACATAGACGATCCGGAGGATTACGCCATAGTAGCCAGCACCGGCAGCGGTGACAGTCTCGGGGCGGCCATGACCAATGCCCATAAGTACGCACTGCTCCAAACTTTCAACATACCACATGGCATGGAAGATAAGCCGGAGGCAAAAAGCCCCCGGCAGAACGCATTATTGAAGAGCATATACACCATGTGCAAGGATAAGGACATCATAGACCAAGCCTGTAGGAACATGTATCAGAAGGATGTAACTGAGCTAACGGCGGACGAGCTTCAGAAGCTGGCCAGTGCCATAGACAAGCTTTTAGCGTAAAGGAGGTGAGCGGCACGTGAAGAGCGGCAAAGACAAGAACCCGTTTTTCGACGAGGAAGAAACCGGTGGCCGGCCCCGAATGCTGCTCAACGAACGAGGTGCGGCTGTGATAAAGCGCATGGCCGAGATCATGTGTACCAATGAGGAGATAGCGGATGTGCTGGGCGTGGGCGTTGACCTCATCACAAATGACAATAACAACGCTGTCTTTCAGGCAGCCAAGCGGGAGGGACAGGTTAAGGGCAAAATGAGTCTCAGGCGGAAACAGTTTACCCTCGCTGAAAAAAACGCAAACATGGCTATATTTCTCGGCAAAAACTACCTCGACCAGAAGGACAAGCAGGAAGTCGAAAGCACACTGGCTGGCGGCCTGTCCTTCGGCTTTGATGATGAGCTTATGGGATGAACATTTCCTTGGGTTTACCGCCGAACCCTAAACAGCTTGAATTTTTCAAGGCCCGTGCCCGGCATATAGCATATGGCGGCGCGAGAGGCGGCGGGAAAAGTTGGGGCATGCGCACTAAATTTATCATGCTGGCCGTAAAATATCCCGGCATACAGATACTCCTGCTGCGCCGTACCATGCCGCAGCTGAGAGAAAACCACATAATCCCCATGCTTAAGACCCTGCGCGGCATAGCGCGATACAGGGTACAGGACAAGGTATTTGAGTTTTACAACGGCTCCCGTATTGTGTGCGGCTATTGCGCGGCAGAGGTGGACGCACTCAACTATCAGGGCCAGGCATACGATATCATCGGCATGGAGGAGGCTACACAGTTTACCGAGCAGCAAATGCTGTGGCTTGTATCTTCCAATCGTCCATCAGGCCCCGGATATCCCACACGCATGTACTATACGTGCAACCCCGGCGGCGTAGGCCATCAATGGGTGAAACGACTTTTTATCGACCGCGATTACCAGCAGAGTGAGCGGCCCGAGGACTATGTATTTATCGCCGCAAAGGTAGATGACAATTACGTCCTCATGCAGCGCGACCCGGACTATAAAAGGCAGCTTGAGAACATGCCTGAAGAAATGCGGCGTGCGCATCTTGACGGCGACTGGGATCTGTTTGTAGGGCAGTATTTTACCGAATTTCGAAGAGATACCCACGTTATACACCCATTTAAAATACCTGACCACTGGCAGAAATATAGGGCATTTGACTACGGCTTGGATATGCTTGCCTGTGTTTGGGCGGCCTTTGATGAACTTGGCAACTGCTATATATACAACGAGTACCATAAATCCAACATGCTGATAGACCAGGCGGCCAAGACGATATTAGACCATACACCGGACGAAAGCGAAATAACCGCCACTTTCGCCCCTTTTGACATGTGGGCCAAGAACCGAGCCACGGGACTAAGCCAGGCAGAGATGTTTTACAACGCCGGTCTACGGATAACCAAGGTACAAAACAGCCGCGAAGACGGCTGGCTTAATATGGCACAGTGGCTCCATCCTGTACCTGACGGCACAGGAGGAAAGAAACCAAGACTGCAAATATTTGAGAACTGTCACGAACTGATACGCTGCATACCGGCCATACAGCACGACGAAAAGAACCCTAACGACTGTGCGAAGGAACCCCACGATATGACCCACATGAACGACGCATTGCGTTATCTCTTGGACGGCAGACCCAGCCCGGCTGCCATACCCGCGACACCGGACTATGATGAGCCCAAGACCTATGACGAGCAGATAGACGACTTTTTTGACTACGGAGGATAACGATGGAATACATCATAGGCGCTGTAATAGGCGTTTTTTTGTTTATAGGCGGCCTTTACGTGGGCAGCCGTACCACGAAAAAGGAAAAGCCTGCTGCAGACAACGACCTGACCGTGAAATACCACGACACAGAACGGGAGCGTGCCGAGAAGATCAGCAAGCAGCTATACAACCTCATGAATTATACAGGAGACCCACAGGATGAAGATTAAGACGGAACCACAGGACATATGGCAGGAGTACCAGAAGGGCAGGCAATACAAGGAGGCTATCAAACTTTTTAGCAACGTCAAAAAGAATGAGAATTTCTTCTTAGGGCGCCAGTGGGAAGGACTGAATGCGCCCGACTTGCCCAAGCCGGTGCTGAATTTTTTAAAGCGCGTCGTTACCTTTGTTGTGGCTACTATCACCTCAAACGACATAGCTGTATCTATCACACCTCACGAGCGGGACGATGAAAAGCAGATGTACGCCAAAGCCATAGGGCGGCAAATAGAAAGGGTATTCGAGCTTACCAAATACAAAACCTTGCTCCGGCGCTGCGTCAGAGACAGTGCGGTAGACGGCGACGCCTGCATATACTTCCGCTTTGATCCCGATATAGAGACGGGCCAGGACGCTAAGGGCGATATAGCCGCAGAGATACTAAAAAATATCAACGTCATATTCGGCAATCCCTACAACCGTGACGTGCAAACCCAGCCTTATATCATAATATGCCAGCGCAAGACCGTGGGCGAGCTAAGGGACGAGGGAAGAGAATACGGCATGTCCCGAGAGGACATAGAACAAATCACCCCGGACAGCGACGAATGCCAACGGGAAGAAGGCGGTGAAACCATACTGGCAACAAAACTCACGAAGTTTTGGATAGAGGACAAGCACCTCATGTGGACTGCGACTACCGAAAAGACAGTTATGCGCAAGCCTACCAAGACCGGAGCGACCATGTACCCTATAACATGGATGAGTTGGGACGAGGTCGATTCTTCGTATCACGGACAGGCCATGCTTACTGGCCTCATCCCTAATCAAATCGAGGTCAACCGCATGTTCGCGATGTATATCCGCTCCATAAGCATGAATGCCTTCCCGAAGATAGTCATAGACAGCCAGAAGATAAAAAACTGGACCAACCGTCCGGGCGAGGTCATAAAGGCGGACAACCTGAGCGGCTCAAGGGTACAGGATTATGTGACTGCCATACGCGGCGGTGATGTATCCCACCAGGTCATGGACGTCATAGAGCGGATCATTACCATGACCCGCGATTTTATGGGCGCCTCCGACGCTGCTCTGGGCAACGTCAAGCCGGACAATACCTCGGCCATTATCGCAGTACAACAGGCCTCATCCATGCCGCTGGAGCTGCAAAAACTTAACGAGTACCAATTTGTAGAGGATGGCGTCCGCATCATCATGGACATCATGCGGGCGTACTATGGGATCCGCCGAGTATCTCTTGAAGAGGAAATCGTCCGCCCTACAACGGACGAAATGGGCCAGCCTGCTATTGATCCTGTGACCGGGCAGCCGGTTATGGAGACCATAACCGAGATAGAGTACGACTTCGGCGAATACGAACATATCAACTACGACACTAACGTGGACGTGGGCGCGTCCTCTTACTGGTCAGAGCTTATGCAGGTGCAGACTATGGATAACCTTTTTGCCAAGAAAATCCTCACCGACGCTGTCACCTACATAGAATCCATACCCGGTAAGTACCTGAGAAACAAGGACAAAATCATAGAGAAGATAAAGGAGCAGCAGGAAATGCTCGCTCAGCAGCAGGCTATGATGAAGCAAACGGCGAGTATACCGGAGACCGAAATGCCCGTCACCGACACAACCGCGCAGGAACTTGTAAATCAGGTGGCAGCGGCACGGAGCGAAGTGATGGGACAAGCGCGACAAATGACGTAATGTCTTTTGCATATATACACCGCCAACCATAGCGGAGAAAGGAAAAACCAATGGAAGAATATCAGGTAACAGACGGCTCCGATCTGTTTACAGACGCTGAGGACACCCGCGAAGCGGAAGAACAGGCAACCGTTGGCGGAGAACCTGCCGAAGCTGAGGACACCCACGAAGCAGAGGAACAGGATTCCAATACCGAAAGCGAACCCGCCGAACAGCAGAAACAAGAGGGACACCCACCTTTTGTCACGGTTAAACATCTCGGCGAAGAAAAGGGTTTGAGCAGGGAAGAGGCCATAACCTTAGCCCAGAAGGGCATGGAATATGACCACATCAAACATGAACTTGATCAGCTCAGACCCTTAAAGGGCATGGAGGACATAGCCAAAGAGATAGACTTTTGGGCAGAAAAGAGCGGCATGAATCGCTCTGAATACCTCCGCTTCCTCCGGGATTCACGCCATGCGCAGGCCGTGAACGATGAAGTGCAGGCCATACGAAGTAAGTATCCCGAGATCAGCGAAGAGGCCGCTAAAGAAATGGCTGAGCTGAAATATAAGGATGCTGAAAAAGAACAGGCACGCGCCGAGGAGGAAAGGAAAGCCACTGCCGAGGAAGCAGAGCTTGCCCCATGGTTAGCTTTCACTAGGCAGTACCCCGATATCAGGTCACAGGATCAGATACCGCCCGACGTCCTTGCAGACATAGAAAGCGGATTAACTCCTGTGGAAGCGATGCTTAAACACGAAAAAGCAGAGCTACAGAACCAGGTATCGGAGCTCACGAAGAAAATCGAGACGACACAAAAGAACAAAACAAACAAGGCTCAGGCAGCCCCATCCGTGGGCAGCTCCAAGGCCGCAGAACCCAAGGACCCATTCCTCGAAGGATTGGGTCTTTAATTTATCAATAAGGAGTTAAAAATGGCAGATATAAATCTCTTTGACAAGTACTCGGACAAAATGGCGATGCTGTACGCCCACGCCTCCTTCGTTAAGGGTAAGACCTCTAACGAGTATGACTGGAACGGCGTGGAGAGCATCAAGATAATGACCCCCGTGACCGTCCCTCTGAACAACTACAACAGGGCGGCTGCTTCCAACCGCTACGGTACCCCTACCGAGATGGGCGACTTCACACAGCGTTGCCCCATCACTCAGGACAAGGGCTTTTCCGTCACCATCGATAAGGGCAACTACACCGAGCAGATGATGCTCAAGGAAGCCGGCAAGATGATGAAGGCTGAAGTAGACGAGCAGGTCACCCCTGTTATCGATAAGTGGGCCATAGGCAAGTGGGCCGCCAACGCCGGAACCGTAGTATCCTGCTCCGCCGAGCCCACCAAGACCACCATAATTGAGCATCTCGCAGATGTTGAGGCGAAGTTCGCCGACGCATTCATACCTCTGGAGGATCGCTTTATCCTCATAACCAACTCTGTGGTATCCAAGTACCGTCAGGCATTTGATGCCCTCGACACCATCACCGACCGCCTGCTGCTCAAGGGCGTAATAGGCAAGTTCGGCACTCTTAATATCGTCGGCATACCCGGTGACTGGATGCCTGCCGGTGCATATTACCTTGCTTTCCAGCGCAGGAGCGCCATACTGGCCGATAAGGTAGCGGATACCGTGCTGCACACCAACCCTCCCGGAATCTCCGGCCACCTGCTGGAAGGCCGTTATATCTACGACGCATTTGTGGTAGGCGCAAGGGCCAAGGGTGTGCTGGTAGGAGCTGCCTCCGCAAATATTGCCAAGGCACCCACCGCCACCAAAGGCGCATCTACCACCTCCCTTGCGTCTGATACCTCCGAAGCTACCATCAAGTACACTCTGGACGGCACCGATCCCATGTACTCCAACAGCGCCATAACCTACAGCGCGGCATTTGCCAATCCCGCCGCCGGCACCCGAATAAGGGCCGTTGCGTATAGGAACGGCATGTATCCCGCATGGCTGGATACCACCGCGGCCTAAAGAACATAGGGGCGGGCAACCGCCCCTTTTTAACAGGAGGAACACATGACGGGACAACAAATATACGAGCTGGCATCGTCCTTCCTTTATGAAACCGACGGCGAAGATGAAGATTCTAAGCGCTTTGCGGTGGGCTTTATCAATATACTGCTTCAGGAAACTTTGGCCTGCGAGAATTCCATCAGGGAATACGATGGCAGGGAAAGGCTGAAGGAGGCCCCGTATATTACAAGCCTGACAGATGAAATACCCTACAGCCCGCAGCTTACTAGAGTAGCCCTGCCATACGGCGTGGCGAGTTGGTTTTTTCAGGAGGCTCTTGATAACTTCCAGGCTGAGAACTACCGCAGCAAATATCTCGCAGCAGTCACGGAAGCGACCCGCATGAATACCGGCGAGGCAATAGAAACTTGCAATTTTGGAGCGTGGTAATATGCCTGAGTCTGTAACCCCGAAAAAAATAGCGGCTACCAAGACCTATCAGCGCACATATGATAAATTCCGGGGCGTGGACTTTTCCACCGACCCCACACAGGTAGCGGATTTCCGCTCCCCGTATGCCGAAAACCTGATATCCGACCTCGCGGGATTCCCGGAAAAACGCCCCGGCTGGCGGACGCTGCTGACCGTGGCAAACGAAAGGATCAACGGCATATATTACTGCGTATTCAAAAGCGGCGCCACCGCAAGGCTCGTCCACGCCAAAAACAAACTCTACAAATGGAACGACGACGATACCGTTACCCTTGTGTTTACCGGCATGAACGACCAGCGCAGCGCGGCCTTTGCCCATGGCGGCAAACTGTATATGCTTGACGGGCTGAAATACCGCGTGATAACGGAGAACAACGGCGTATACACGGTGCAGAACGTAGAGGACACGGCGGCCTTTATCCCGACTACCACCATAGGCGCAGACCCCATGGGCGGCGGCACACACCTGGAAGCGGTCAATATGCTGTCCACCGGGAGGATAAACTCTTTCCATTCCAACGGTAACGATAAGACCTACTATCTCGACACGCAAAACATCACCGCTGTAACAAAGGTGCTCGTGGGCGGCACGCTGAAAACACCTACGACGGACTACACCATAGACCTTGCCGCCGGAACAGTAACGTTTGCTGAAGCCCCGGCAGACAGCAAGGGCGTTGATAATGTGGTTATCCATTTCGCCGCCACGGTAGAGGGATACGCCGACCGCGTGAACAAATGCACCCTGTTTGCTTATTACGGCTACAACAACGATAACCGCGTGTTCATTTCCGGCAATCCGGAATATAAAAATTGGGACTGGCAATCCGGGCTTGACGATCCTACATATTTCCCGGATACGGGATATACGCAGATAGGCTCCGACACGTCCTCCATAATGGGCTACATCAAACAATATGATTCCCTCATGGTGGTCAAGGATGATAACCAGCAGGACGCAGAAGTGTTCCTTCGCACTGCCGAGATGCAGACGGACGGAACGGTGATATTTCCCATCAAACAGGGCATCAAGGGCGTGGGCGCAGTGTCCAAGTATGCGTTTGATACTTTGCGCGACGATCCCCTCTTTTTGGCCCGCGAAGGCGTGTTCGGCATATCGTCTACTTCCGTACAGCTCGAGCGCAACATACAGGACAGGAGCTATTTTGTAAATACCGAACTGACCAAGGAGAACGGCCTCGACGAGGCGGTATCCGTGGTATGGAACGGCTATTACATACTCTGCATCAATAACAAATGCTTTGTTGCGGACAGCCGCCACAGGAGCGCAAAGACGGACGGCGGCGCAAGCTATTCCGAAAGCGGCTCGTATGTGCAGTATGGGTATGAATGGTACTACTGGACAAACATTCCCGCAAGGGTATTTTTTGAGCAGGACGGCAGCCTGTTTTTCGGCACGGCTGACGGCAAGATATGCCGGTTTAACACCGACCGGGGAAAAATGAACAAATATAACGACGACGGGCAGCCTATTACTGCTATCTGGTCTACACAGATGGACAATTACGGCACTATCACCCGCAGGAAGTCCCTGACGAAAAAGGGATGCGGCGTGATGATAAAGCCGTATACAAGATCGTCGGTCAAAATACTCGTGGCTACTGACCGCATACATGATACTCAGATACGCTCCAAGGCAATGGATATACTGGATTTCAGCGATATCGACTTTGAACGCATAACCTTTAACACGCTGGACACGCCACAGGTTATCGCGTTCAATAAAAAGGTCAAGAAATTCATCGTCCTACAGATCATCTTCAAAAACGACACGCTCGATGAGGGCTTTGGCATATACGGCGTACAAGTCCAGTACGTCGTAGGCGGCTATGTCAAATAAGGAGGAAATATGCTCGAAACAAACATAAAAAAAGTGGCTACACAGGTTCCTACACCCGTCACGCCCACCACGCCGCAAAGCCCGATAAGCGGCGGCACATACACCGTGGGCGGCAACCATACCGTTGACAACTCCGCGTATGCCGCCGGCACCGATGCAAACGCCATAGCCCTGCAAACCTATGACAAACAGCTTGCCGCATATAAGGCGGCGCTCCAGGCGGGGTATGACGCACAGGCGAATTCGATAGCCGCACAGGCGGCAAAACTGAAGGATCAATACAACACGTCCCGCAACGACATATATACAAACTCCCGCCTGTCTGCAATCGGCAATAATGAGCGGCTTGCGGCTCGCGGGCTTGCCGGCAATCTCTATGACTATGCCCGCAGCGGGACTTCCGAGACCAGCAGGATAGCGCAGGATGTCGCCATGCGAAAGGCCCTTGCCCAGCAGAACAACGCGGAGATAAGCGCGAACAACGACCTCAGCCTTAAACTGCTCGAAGCGCAGAGGGAAGCTGACGCGAAGTACGCCGAATACGCCGCCAAGAATGAGGAAAGCAAAATACCTTACCTTATGGCCCTCGCGAACGCCGCCAACATGAGCAGCGGCGGAGGAGGTGGAGGAGGCGGAGGCTATTATGGAAGCGCTAAGAAGTCCAGCAAGAAATCAGGAAGGAAGAGCGGAAGCGGAAGCAATAAAACGTCTGCGACCACTAAAGGCAATAATATACCTGGCGATCAGAGCACCAGCCGCATTCTGGTAAACCCGAAAACCGGAAAGGAAACCAAAAACAGAATTTCTGGCATGGTCAAATAGGGGTAAAATCGCATGGCAAAGACTCAAGCAGAAGTAAGGGCGGCAAAGGACGCTAAATTAGGCATAAACAGAAATATCCAAACGACAAAAAACACAACGAAATATAACTCTGCACCGAGCAACATCGAGGAACAGCGCGACCGTAAAGACGAGGCACTTGGCATTACCCGGCGCGAGGGCAGCACCTGGAATACCGGCAAAACCTATACAAAACCTACAGCGCAGTCCCTGCTCGACCAGTATAACGCCAATGCAAAGAAGCGTATTGAAGAGGCACGTGCCTTAACAAAAAATGCGGAAAAAGCCTATAATGAGGGCCGCATATATCAAAAAAACTACGGCAAGCCCGGAAAAATAAACGAACTGAAAGAAACTCTCAACCAAGCCCGATTAAACGAACGGGACATACAAAACGAAATAGACATAGGCCGCTTTGTACAAACCGCTGCGGAGTATAAAGACGATAAAAGCAAGAAATCAAAGATTGACGCTGCCCGCGCTAAGCCCCTCCCGGTAAAGAAAAATAAAAGTATACGGGAAACCGGGATACAGATACCTGGCGGCGGCAACGAAGCGGGCATACGCGCAAAGAACGGCGGCCTTGCGTGGCAGTCTGATAGCTATAAGGCCATGACGGACGACGAGGCAGAGGTATACAACCGTCTCGCCAAGAACGGCAAGGAAAAGGAAGCGGAAGCCTTTCTGAAAGCGATAACCCCTACTCTGAACGCAAGGGTAACGCAGAGCCGCCTTGAATCGGCACAGAAAACGGCGCAGGACGGCATAATGGGCGGCGTGGGTGCATCTATCGCCTCGTCCCTGCTAAAGCCTGTCACAGCCTTACAGGGCGGGATAAAGACTGTATGGGATTTTACCACAGGCAAACCCATAGACACCAACGCGCCCGAATATTATGCCTCCAACCTCGCCAATACCTTGCGCAGTTCCGTAGCCGAAAAGATCGAGAACGGTGTGTACGAATCCACAAAGGGCGACTACACATACGACAGAACCGGCAACCGCCGCATGACTACCGAGGGCGAGGCAAAGAACAACGGAAAGATTGCTTCATTTCTCTACCAGACCGGCATGAGCATGGCGGATATGATGACCATGACTCCCTTCGGGCCTGTCGGCATGCAGGTAATGATGTCCTCCAACGCCGGCGTAGACACCATGATAGACGCGAAGAACAACGGCGCGACAGATGATCAGGCCATGGCGCTTGGCATTGTATCCGGCGCAGCGGAGGCACTCTTTGAAAAGTTCTCCATAGAAAACCTGTTTCACGGCGGCGTATCTAAAAGTACTATCCTCGCGGCTCTCAAACAGGGCGGCATAGAAGCGTCCGAGGAAATGGCTACAGAGATAACTAATATCCTTGCCAACGAGGCCGTTATGGGTAACCAGTCTGACTTCAAGAAAGCCGTGGCTGAGTATAAAGAAATGGGCCTTGACGATAAGGACGCTAAGACAAAGGCGCTTGAGGAAAAGCTGCTGCAAGTCCTCGAAGCGGGTGCGGGCGGCTTCCTGTCCGGCTTTGGTATGGGTGCGGCGGCAGATGTGATGAGTACACAGTCCGCGGGGGCGGCCCTCATAAACGACTATGCCAACACCATAGCAGAGGGCATGGATATAAACACATACCTCGAACAGGGTATGAGCGAGACCGAAGCAAATAGGGCAAGGCTGGCAGACGCAAAAAAACAGGCTATTCAGGAACTGTCGGCGGAACTTCAGTCAGAAGGCGCAGAACTTGAAAAAGGGACCGTTGCAAACAGACTATCCAATAAAGCATACACGAGCGAAAGCGGCATAGGCCGGCAGTTCCTTGCCAATACCGAGGGAATGAGGCTTTCCAGCAGGAAAAGGGCTGATACTGATAACGATCTTACCAATGTTACTCCGGCGACCCGCGAGGCGGCCAAGAGCCTTGATATGCTCGACAAGAGCAATATTGCGCGATACATCAACGAGATAACCGCGGCTCTGGACAGAAGCGCTGCGACTGGCAAGAAGATACTTATCGGAAAGCCGTCCGGCATTCTTGCGGAGCAGATGAATTCCGATAACGTCTTACAGATGGATCAGTCTGTTGCGAGAAAGGTCGCTTTTGCTGACAAAAAGGACGGCGGCAAACATAACCTTGGACGCGGTGTACTGGATGAGCTTCCATATCAACTTGCCGACCCTATGATAATAACGGGCAACACCACTGACCATATTTCTAAAGGGGATACCAACAGCGTTGTTGTGTGGACGGACTGGCAGACCGAAAACGGCGATTCCGTCATAGTCCCCATTAGGATAGACGTAGATGGCGCTATAGAACCATACAACAGCGTAAATT